GGCACAGGCGTAACCAACACTTCTGGAACCATCACATCTACCGTGTCGGCTAATACGTCAGCCGGATTTAGTATTGTGACTTATACTGGTAACGGAACGGCAGGGGCCACAATAGGCCACGGGCTGGGCGTTGCACCGTCTATGGTAATTATTAAAAGCCGTTCTGGTGTTAGAAATTGGCAAGTATATCACGCGAGTATTGGCAATACAGGCGCGGTATATCTTAATACAACTAGTGCAACAGTTACCGCGTCTACAAATTGGAATAACACATCCCCGACATCTTCTGTTGTTTCTCTTGGAACTGACGGAAACGTCAACGCTAATACGGAAACATATGTCGCCTACTGCTTTGCCGCTATCTCTGGCTATAGTGCATTTAACTCATACACGGGGAATGGCAGCACGGATGGACCGTTTATCTACACAGGCTTTAGACCGCGTTATATTATGACAAAAGCAACTACGGTTGCAGGAGAATGGGAAATTTATGATACATCTCGTTCTACTTACAATGTTGTAACATCAACATTAGAAGCACAATCATCATCTGCTGAATTGAATTTTTATTCAATAGATATTTTATCAAACGGGTTTAAGCAAAGGCAGTCATACAATACGCAGAACCAATCAGGACAAACGTATATTTATATGGCATTTGCTGAGAACCCTTTCAATTACAGTCGCGCCCGCTGAGGAGATTTGAATGTTTGCAATAGTACAAAATGGTCAGATCATGTTGCTGGTGCAAGCCGGTGTGCCCTTTACTTGGGATGGCATCGACTATCCCGCCAACTGGTGCAACCTCTCTTCACCTGAAGACAAAGCTGCTATCGGCATGGTTGACGTAGTTTACGGTTCTCAGCCAAGCGATACCTACTACTGGGTGACAGCCGACGCGCCTGTCTATGACGGCACGCAAGTCGTCATCAACTACACGGCGACGGCGAAAGACCTGACAACGGTCAAGACGAACGCCATCGCCCAAGTCAATAACACCGCCTACACGATCCTCTTCCCGACCGATTGGATGGTGGTCAAAGCCTTTGAGACGAGCACAGCGATCCCTGCGGCTTGGAACACATGGCGGCAGTCGGTACGCAATACGGCGACCGTCGCGGTGAACGCTATCGAGGGCGCGACCGACGTCGACGGTGTCGCAGCCGTCATGTCGTCAATCGCATGGCCGGTATCCCCATGAGAGAAAAAGTCGAACAGCTCGAGCATTTGATGCAGGCCTATGATCCGGCAATTCTGCCGATCAAGCATCACTTTGCTGACGGGATCTACGCCCGCGAGATGTTCATGCCGGCAGGCGCAATCCTGACGGGTGCAGTGCACAAAACCAACCACATGTGCATTCTGTCCAAGGGCCATGTAAGGATAGCGTCAGAGGACGGGCCGATCGATCTGATTGCTCCGGCGACTATCATCGCGCCGCCAGGCACCAAGCGCGCGATTTATGCTTTGGAAGACTCCGTGTGGACAAATATCCACGCGACAAACGAAACGGATCTTGATAAGATCGTCGAAGAACTAACCGAGTCCACCGCTGCCGAGTTGCAAGGTGGGTCCGCCAACCGGCAACAAATTGGGGAAGTAGTATGGCTTTCGTTATCACAGCCGCAGTAATTGGAGCAGGCGCGTCGCTTATTGGCGGCATGATGTCATCAAGTGCTGCCAGCAAAGCTGCTGACGCGCAAGTTCAAGCTGCCAATACAAACGTCGACCTTCAGAAGGCGATATTTCAGAAGCAGACCGAGCTTCAGGAACCTTTCCGCGCGGCGGGTATTACCGCCCAGAACCGTCTTTTGGATTTGCTGGGCTTAAGCGGCAATACGAGTGCCAAGGGCTACGGCTCGATGGGTGAACAATTTACGATGAATAAGTTCACCGCCGACCCAGGCTATGCGTTCCGTTTGAGCGAAGGCCAGAAAGCGCTCGATGCGTCGGCTGCCGCGCGTGGCGGCCTGTTGTCAGGCAACACGCTAAAAGGCGCGATCGATTACGGTCAGAACGCGGCCTCGCAAGAGTACCAGAACGCGTTTAACCGCTACCAAACCGAGCGCGCCAACATCCTCAATCCGCTCCAAAGTCTGGGTGGCGTCGGGCAGACCTCGGCCAATACGCTTGGCAACGCGGCGCAGAACTACGCCAACCAAGCCGGCAACGCCTATACGCAAGCCGGCAACGCCGCAGCGTCGGGCTATATTGGGCAGGCTAACGCATGGAACCAAGCCCTTGGCGGCGCGTCTAATGCGCTCGCTAAAGGCTTTACAAATTACGGTTTGTATTCACAGCCGCAACAGACTTGGTGGGGCACGCCTACGTCCGGTTACGGCTACGCTTAAGAGGTCATCATGGTCGATTATACTTTCAACATTCCGCAGCCGTATGACCCTTCTAGCGACGTCGCTAATGCGCTGAAGTTTCGTCAGGCCCAGCAAGAGCAAGCTGTCAATCAGCTCAAGCTACAGGCTTGGATGCAAGACCGCGCGTATGAGCTAAAACAGCGCCAAGCGGCGGCGGCGAATGCGGCAACTAAGAAAGCCCGCGAGCAAGAGTTGCTTGGCATCTACGGCAATTTTGGCGTGACGCCTGCGGTCACCGGACGCCCTGGCGTATCTTATAGCGGCACGGGAGTAGCCAATGATCCTTATGCAACTATTCAAAATCAATTAATTCAAAAAGGTTTTCTTCCGCAAGCGACGGATGTTGCAGAATATAGAAATAAAATGCTGACTGGCGAAGAAACTGCGGCCAAAACCGCCAAGTTTGCTGAAGAAACTAAAGGCGTCATTTCTGAAAATGATAAGAAGAAAGTTGAAGCGCGCGCAGCTCAAATTAAAGAATATGGCGACGCTGTTCTCCGCGCCGGTTCGGTCGACGAAGTAAATTCGTTGATTGATAGCCATGCGGATGTTTTGGGCGAGCTAGGAATTTCGGCCCCGCAAGCCAAACAAAATTTTGCAGATCTGGTTAACCGTGTTGGATTTGACGCGGCGATTATGCAGTCGTCGCAAGGCGCGATGGCTACGCAAAAGCATATAAATGATCAACTTCAGACAATCGCGCAGACGAATAAAACAACCACAGAAACCCAGCTAGCCGTAGACAAACAAAAATGGGAGCAAGAGCATCCAGGCTATGAGCTTAAAGAAACGGCGCAGGGCTGGGTTGCGATCAACAAAAATAATCCGAATGACGTCACGCTTATTCAAATTAACGGTCAGGCAGCAATGCCTAAGCCGGCGTTGGGCGCGGCGTCTAACCTTACAAGACTTATGGCAGAGCGCGATAGCCTTCCCGCTAACGATCCAAGGCGGAAACAATATGATGACGCTATAGCTAAAGAAACAGGCGGTCCTACCCCCGCGCAAGTTGAAGGTTCTATTGCAGGCGCGGAAGATGCTGTAGCTCAAATTGATAAACTTCTTAAGCACCCAGGTTTTAGTGAAGCTGTGGGCGCGGGTTGGGGCACAAGCTACATTCCTGGAAGCGACGCCAAAGGCGCTATTGCGTTGCACAATCAAGTCACAGGAACGGCGTTCTTGGATGCGTACAACGCTTTGCGCGGGACCGGCTCGATTACGGAAATCGAAGGTAAAAAAGCAACTGCGGCTAAAACTCGTATGGATCTTAGCACCAGTGAAAAAGATTACATCGAGGCGGCTAAGGAATTTCAAGACATTCTTAAGCGCGGGATTGAAAGAGAAAAGGCACGGTTGAAGAGCGGCGGTGCGGCAGCAGCGCCGGCGGCTACATCGAGCATTTTTGACGCAGCGGATGCTATTATTGGGGGTAAGTAATGGCTTCGGCGCAAGATTACGCAAACTGGATCGTCAACAACGCCGATAAAAAAGGCACGCCTGAGTTCGATACAGTCGTCAAGGCATACCAAGCCGCTAGAGCAGGCGAGCAACCGCCGGCAGCGGCGGAAGCGCCGGCGGAAGGCATGCCGGCAGCGCGTGCCCCGCGCGCTATTCCACCCCGTGCCGTCACAGGCGCGGCGATAAAAGAAATCTATGATCGTGCTGGTGGCCCTGCTGCGTATTTAGGTGAAGCGGCAAGCGCGTTTGGGCGCGGCGCGGCGACCAATATTTTAACTCTTGGCGGGCTCGGTGACGTCACCGGCGGCGGTATTGGCGCAACGACACCTCAAGTTAAAGAAGCGACAGGTTTTGAAGAAACACCAACACAGTATATGCCGTATGAAATGCTAGGTTCACTTGTGGGCCCCGGCTTAGTTGTTAAACCTGTCGTAGGCGCAGCGCGCGCAGGCCGGTCAGGCGTTGAAGCTATTCAAAATTATCTTAACCCTAAAAATCTTGCTTTGTTGCAATCCGCAGAAGGGCGTGGCGCTGACATCGTAAACGCGCTTCGTAACCCTGCGCGCGAGATCGTGCCTGGCAGCGCGCCGACCGCTGGTCAAGCGGCAACGCCTGCGGGAGCAACGAAGTATTCAGCACTCCAGCAACAAGTCGCTAAAGAGCTTCCATCCGAGTATTATCAGCGCGCGCAAGAACAAGGCGCAGCGCGCATGCGTTTGATTAAGGAAGTCGGCGGCACGCCAGAAGATCTTGCGGCGGCAGAAGCAACACGTAAAAACGTAACAGATCCCATGTACGAAGGCGCGAAAGCTGCAACAGGGCCTATCGATACGCGGTCGCTTACGGAATATATCGATAGCGTCGTAAAAGATAACCCAGGCAATCGAGATCTTGTCCGCGAGATGACCGCCATTAAAAACAATATGGCCGGTTTGACCACGCCGCGCGAGCTAGCGTCGGTTCTTGACGACGTAAAAGCGTCTCTTAAAAAACAAGAAAACAAATTTATTACCGGCCATTTGACTGAAGTTAAAGCTCAGTTGGAAGATGCGATCCCAAGCTATAAAGGCGCGCAAGAAACTTTCAAAGAGTTGAGCCAACCGATTAACACAATGGAGATCGGTCAGTATCTTGAAGGTAAACTTGCGCCTGCTTTGGATGAGACGGCAAAACAACGCGCGACGGTCTACGCCGGTGCGCTAGAAAACGCGCCTGCAACGATTAAGAGCGCCACAGGCATGCCTCGGTTTGAGTCTTTATCGCAGATCTTAAAGCCGGAAGATGTTGCAAAGCTCGAGGCCATTCGTTCTGACTTGGCTCGCGAAGCTAAAGACACGGCGATGGCACGCGCCGCAGGGGCGCAATTGCCCGCTACTGAACGCACCGCGATCCCCAGCATGCTCAACCGCGTTGCGACTATCGCAAACGAAGTGATGAAAAAGTTGCAGGGCCGCATTGACCGCAAAGTCGCAATTGAACTTGCGACCGAAATGCTTAACCCAGAAATGGCCGCCTCGGCGCTTGAGAACGCTATGAAATGGAAGGCACAGCAAGAAGCTGTCGGCCAAGCATTTCGGCGTGGTGGTCAAGCCGCCGCTACTGCTGCCCGCGTTGCGGGCCGCACCGGCACAGCAATCAACGCTCTTGCTCCTGAAAATCAAAACGCGCTGGCACAATAATGGATACGCAGTCTTTAATTAACCTTTTCGGTGGCTCGGCGCTTCTTGTGGCGGGTTGGTTCTTGCGCGAGATGTGGGACGCGGTCAAAGATCTGCGTGGTGATCTGCACAATCTAAAAGCTGATTTGCCGAAAGAGTATGTGCTTAAGGTCGATCTCGACAAAAGAATGCAACATATCGAAGATATGTTTCAACGCATCTACGACAAACTGGACGCCAAGGCGGATAAATAGTGGACCCGTTTACGATCCTCGCAGGCGCGACCGCGATCTATAATGGCCTAAAGTCAGCGGTAAGCGCGGGCGAGGACGTTGTGGACACAGCGCGACGCGTCAGCGGTCTGATGTCTGAAGTCGCCAAGGTGGTGCAGCTCGTCTCGCTGCCGCGCAAGAAGAAATTGTTTCAATCGACCGCTGACTTTGAAGCGGAGGCGATGAAACTCTACAGCGCCAAGGCCAAGGCGAACCAACTGGCGCTTGAAGCGAAGAACTTGTTTATCTCCATGCACGGCAAGCATGCGTGGGATACTATTCAAAAGCAAGTCGTTGAGATGCGTAAGGAAGCCGCGCGTCAAGCAAGACTGCACGCGGAAGAAGTAGAAGAAGCAAAAAAAGATGCAATCTTTGTGGGCAGCATTGTTGGTGGGATTCTTTTGGCTATGGGTGTTATTGGGCTAATTCTAGTTGTGAGGCACTGATGGATATTCTCAAGACCTTTGGCCCGTTGATCGGGTCTGTCGCGCCTACGATCGCAACCGCGCTCGGGGGCCCTGTCGCCGGCATGGCGGTCAAGGCGCTCTCGGGCGCGCTGTTCGGCCATGAAGATGGCTCACAAGATGATATTATGAACGCGCTCGCCAACCCGACCGGCGATCAGCTCGCGGCTATTAAAAAGATTGACGCCGATTTCAAAACACAAATGAAATCGCTTGACATCGATCTCGAACGCATCGCAGCGGGCGACCGCGCGTCAGCGCGCGACATGCAGAAAGAAACCAAGGATTGGATACCGCGCGCGCTTGCGGTGACGGTCACAATCGGTTTCTTTGGCATTCTTCTCTACATGCTTGTCTATGGTCTACCCACGACAGGCAACGAGGCGCTGCTCTTGCTATTGGGCGCGCTTCAGACCGCATGGATGGGTATCATCGCGTTCTACTTTGGTGCGTCGGCAACCGACACGACTAAAGATAAAATGATCTATAACTCGGTGCCGAAATGAAAAATAATTTTGATCAATGCCTCGCCCTTCTGCTCAAGCACGAAGGCGGTTACGTTAACCATCCGGCGGACCCAGGCGGACGCACGAACCTCGGCGTCACGCAGAAGGTCTGGGAAGAGTATGTCGGCCATCCGGTAACTGAAGCAGACATGCGAGCCTTGGGGCCTAAAGATGTCGCGCCGCTCTACAAACAACGGTACTGGGACGCTGTCCGTGGAGATGTTCTACCGACAGGTGTCGATTATTCTGTGTTCGACATTGCTGTTAACAGTGGTGTTGGCCGTGCCGCCAAAATACTTCAAAAAGCTATTGGAGTTGCTCCTGATGGCGCAATTGGCCCCGCAACCTTGGGAGCTGTATCAGAGAGCGATCCCGCCGAGCTAATCATCAGCGTATGCCGCGCGCGGCAGGCGTTCCTTGAGGGTCTTCCGACCTTTTCGACATTCGGCAAAGGATGGACGCGCCGCGTCAACGAAGTGCAAGCTAAAGCACTGGCGATGCATCAGGAGCCAGAATTGCCGCTCGCTCACGGATAGCGCGCACCATGCAGTAACGCTGATGCAACCGCTTCAGCACTGACGGGCGTCGTAATCCTTCAAGCTCGCTATCAATCATGGTCTTCAGCTCTGTCTCGCTGAAGGTACACAACAGATCGTTCAGTCTGCGCCAATCTAATGTCTTGATGTCAGTCATGCTTTCAACTCGTCTAGGGCCACATCCGATATGGCGCGCTTGTCAAACAGGCTTGCCCATATCCGTTCATCTACAGTCTTATTGGTCATAAGAACATAGCACCACACATCGCGCGTCTGACCGCCGCGATGCAATCGACCGACCGTCTGCTCGTACAGCTCGAGCGACCACGGCAACGACAGAAAGATGATCTTGTTGCCGCCATGCTGAAGGTTGAGGCCGTGGCCGGCGGACTTGGGGTGCAGTAAAAGCAAGGGAATTTCGCCCTTGTTCCACTTATCCACATTGTTATCCACAAGTTTTGCACGCGGGTAACGGCGTTGAAGTTCGGCCAGCTCTTCCTTGTAATTGTAGACGATGATCGTGTTGTCGTTCTGGTTTTCATCTAAAATCTCGTCGAGCAGATCGAACTTGTGCGTGCCGACCCAATGGGCGCGCCCGCTCTCATCATAGATGAACCCCGACGAGATCTGTTGGAGCTTGTTGATGGCCGCAGCCGCCGTCAGCGCCGCGACGTCCTTCTCGGCGAGCTGCGCGATTGCGTCCTTCTTCATCTGCTCGTAGACTGTCCGGTCGACCATGTCGCACCGCATCTCGACCGTGTGCAGCGGCGGCAACTGGTCCTTGTATTCGCCAGGCTCAAGCACGAACGTCGCCGGCTTGATGCGTTTCATCACCGCCTCGAGCGCGCCTTCGCGCGGCTTCCAATCGTTATAGTCGGCATTGGCAAGGTAGAAATACTGTTGGAGAAACGCGCCCTTCGCGCGGCCTAGCAGGGACTGATCGACGATCTTGCACTGCCCGAATACGTCCTCAAGCCCGTTCGATGTGAACGAACCCGTCAGGCCCCACCGGATGTTGACGTCATCGAGGCGCTTCAGGAACGCCTTGAAACGCACGCCGGACGGGTTCTTGAGCCGCGTCAGTTCATCGAACACGACCGCGTCGAACTCGAAGTCTTGCTCGGATAGCCATTGCAGATTGTCGTAGTTGGTGACGAGCACATGCGTGTCAGCGTTGACGGCGAAGAGCCGCTGCGCCGGCGTGCCGATCGCGAGCGCCATAGTCAGGCGCGGTGCCCACTTAGGCTGCTCGACCGGCCAGACGTCACGACAGACGCGCTTGGGTGCAAGAACGAGGAACCGCTTGACGATGCCTTGCTCGATCATGTCTTGCATCGCCGCCAGCGTCATGGCGGTCTTGCCCGCGCCGACCGGCGCGAGGATCATGGCGCGGTCGTGCTCGAAGAGGAAATCGGCCCCTTGCTCTTGGTAAGGTCTAAGATCCACTTATCCACATCCTCTTTTGACCACAGGCAAACATAGTTCTGACCCAACCTCGCCATCTCGTCGGCGAACAGCTTTTGCAGGGCGGACAGTTTGCCACCCGTTTGTTTCAATTCAACAAACCACGTTTGCCCTGGCAGGCAGACAACGCGGTCTGACACCCCTCGATGCGACGGCGACGTGAACTTGTAGGCCACGCCTCCGCGCTTCTTTACTTCTTGCACCAAGTGCCGTTCGACGTGTTTTTCCATAGCCCGTAAAAAAATGTTTGACAACAATTTTTATTGCATTTAAGGGTGGGGCTGTCAACAAAGGAGAGTACAGTGAACGACGATCAAGCATTCGAAGAAATCAGACAAATCCTTCAGGTCACCGACGGCGCAGAAACAATCAACATCCTCGCGACGTTTTTAAAGGCCGCCATCGACGGCATCTCGCCGATCGAGGCGCGCATCGAAGTCCTCAACGATGTCATTCTGTTTTTGAAAGAGCCGGAATATGCAACACAGTAATATCGTTGGCGGCTCGACCGCCAAGCGTGTGATTGCGTGCCCAGGCTCTGTCGCGCTCGTCGCGAAGATGCCGCCAAAACCGTCAAGCAAATACGCTGACGAAGGCACGCTCTTGCATGAAGTCATCGCGGAAATTGTGGACAAAGCAGAAAGTCCGCGTCAGTTTCTCGGTCGCACATATGAAGGCATTACGCTGACTGAGGAGTTGATGGATGCTAAATTACTTCCGGCGCTTAAAGCATTGGATGACATCGACCCTGAAGGGCAGATGGACATCGCCGTCGAAACCCGCGTCGGTTTCGGTGAAGATCTTCTGCCGGGAGTGTTCGGTTCAACTGATCTACTCGGGCGAATTGCTGGTCGTGCCTATGTCATCGATTGGAAATTCGGCGACGGGGTTAGGGTTCAGGCCGAGGAAAATCCTCAACTCCTCTTCTACGCCGCCGCAGCAATGCGAACGCCCTCAGTCTCATGGGTGTTTGATGGCGCGGACGAAATCGAATGCATCATCGTTCAGCCCGCACACGGCGTAAGCCGGTGGGCGACGACGCCCGCTCGCGTCAAGGAGTTCGAACGCGAGTTGGTACGCGCCGTCAAGGCAGCACAAGCACCAGACGCGCCGCTCGCGCATGGTGATCACTGCCGGTGGTGCGCGGCCAAGCCGATCTGCCCTGTGATGACGGGCGCTGTGGATAGAGCCTTGCAAACACAGATCAAGGGTCTGGACGCTGAGATGGTCGGCAAGTACCTTGCAAATGCAGATTTGCTTGAAGATTGGATCAAGGACTTGCGCGCTTTGGCGACGCAAATGCTTGAGCAAAGCGTAGCGGTGCCGGGCTATAAACTGGTCCCCAAGCGCGCAACGAGACAATGGGTTGATGAAGCGACCGCCTATGAATGGCTGACGCAAAACTTCCCTGAAGCTGAAGTGGTCGAGACCTCCGTGATCTCGCCGGCAAAGACAGACAAGCTCTTGAAAAAGGCGAAGCTGACAATGCCGGAGAGTCTGGTCGTCTCGGTCTCGTCGGGCAACACTCTGGCAACCGAGGATGATCCTCGCCCAGCAGCGTTGCAAATCGGTCGGCAAATGGTTGCCGCCCTTAGTAAACTAGGAGCCTAAAATAATGTCCAATATCGTCAACTTTGGTAATGCGTCACTTCCTGTGGCTAATCTCTCCTCCGCTCTGCGCTCGATCAGCGCCGACGTTCCTGCGGGCAACTCTGTCATCCTGAAAATGGACAAGACAGGCCACTGGGTATTCGGTGCTGACCAGACAGAAGTCGAAGACGGTTCGTCGTGGGCCATCAATCCTTTCTCCTTCATTCATGGGTTTATTGCGTGGGGTGACGGAGAAGTGCTTGGTGAGAAGATGGTGCCTGTCTCGTCTCCTTTGCCGGAGATGGACGTAGCGCCGCCCAACGCGAAACGCGGTTGGGAGACACAGGTCGGCATGAGCCTCAAGTGCATGGATGGTGAAGACAAAGACATGGAAGCGCGCTTCTCGACGACGTCAGTCGGCGGCAAGCGGGCCGTGCAAGCCCTTGCTCTTGCGATCGCACAACAGGTCGACTCCGACCCATCAAAGCCGGTTCCGGTGATCGCGCTCAAGCGCGAGCACTATCAGCATAAGTCCTACGGTCGCATCTACACGCCCGTCTTTGAGATCCTGAAGTGGATCGGCATGGACGGCGCAGAGGCTGCCGTTGAAGAAGAAGCACCTGCACCGACGACACGTCGTCGTCGTTCCGCAGTCTAAGGAGCAGGGGGCGGTTAAGCCAGCACTCGAGGATGTCGCACACACGGTCTTTTCTGGCTTTCTGCCGTGTCTAGTTGAGCGACCAAATCGACGCCCCCGTTTTTCCCATGCTTTGGTTAGATTTTGAAACCCGCAGTCGGTGTGACCTCCGCGAGCGGGGCGTGTACAACTACGCCCTCGACGGCTCGACCGACGTGCTGTGTATGTCCTATGCGTTCGACGATGACGACGTTCGCACATGGACGCCCGACATGCCGTTCCCCGAGGACGTGCGTCAATTCAAAGGCCAGATCCGCGCGCATAACGCCGCGTTCGAGCGCCTGATCTTTTGGCACGTCCTCGAGATCCCGTTCAAGCTCGAGCAGTTCTATTGCACCGCAGCACAGGCGCGCGCCAACTGCTTGCCAGGATCGCTTGAAGATATCGGGCGCGCCATCAGCGCGTCGATGAAGAAGGACCATCGCGGCAGTCAGCTCATCCGCTTGCTGTCGGTGCCGCGCGCTGACGGTACGTTTAACGAAGACCCCGCGCTGATGGCCGAGATGATCGCCTATTGCGAACAGGACGTGCGCGCCATGCGGGCGATCAGCAAGGCCATGCGCGACCTCGCCGACGACGAGTTGCTCGACTACCACGTTAATGAGCAGATCAACGACCGAGGCGTCCTCGTCGACCGCGCGCTTTGCGATGCTGCGGTGCGGTACGCGAGCGCCGAGTTGGAGGACATTCAAAAGATCGTCGCCGAGGTGACCGAGGGCGCGATCATGTCCGTTCGCAGTCCCAAGATGCGCGAATGGGTGCTCGAGCGCGTCGGTGAGAAGGCCAAGGAACTCATGGTCGTCTACAAGGACGGCGAGAAAAAATACAGCATCGACAAATCCGTACGCGCTAATCTTCTAGCGATGGATGACCCCGACGAGGTGCCACCGGATGTCGAGGAAGTCATCCAGTGCGCCGACGATCTGTGGGCGTCCTCAGTCGCCAAGTTCAGCCGCTTGGCCGGATTGGCCGACGAGGAGGACGACCGCGTCCGTGGCGCGTTTGTGTTCGCCGGCGGCTCGGCTACAGGCCGCGCGTCATCCTACGGCGCGCAAGTCCATAACTTCACCCGCAAGTGCGCCAAAGAGCCTGACAACGTCAGACAGGCGATGGTGCGCGGTCATGAGATCGTGCCGAAGTACGGCAAGCGCGTTACCGACGTTTTGAAGGGCATGCTACGCCCCGCGATCATCCCCGCTGAGGGTCACGCGCTCGTCGTGGCCGATTGGTCGTCGATCGAAGCGCGCGTCACGCCGTGGCTCTCCAACTGCCCTGCGGGCGACGCCAAGCTCGATCTCTTCGCGACCGGCAAGGACGTCTACAAAGTCAACGCCTCGGCCACCTTCCGCGTGCCTGTCGAGGAGGTATCCGACGACCAACGTCAGATCGGCAAGGTGCAAGAGCTTGCGTGCGGCTTCGCCGGCGGTGTCGGCGCGTTCGCTGCGATGGGCCGCGCCTATGGCATCGTGCTGCCCGAGAGCGAAGCGAAGCGCATGGTCGACGGGTGGCGCAGAGCGAACGCATGGGCGATGCCGTACTGGCAGGGGCTCGAGAGCGCCTACATGCGCGCCATGCGAAACAAGAACTACCCGATCTCGGTCGGGCGTGTGACTTATCTCTATGACGGCACGCATCTGTGGTACGCGCTGCCGTCAGGCCGCGTGTTGTGCTACCCTTACGCGCGCTTTGAGAATGACGAGCTGACCTATCTCAAGGCTGCGTGGAAACCCGCACAAGATGCAAAAGAATGGCCGCGTGCCCGCTTGTGGCGCGGCCTTGCTTGTGAGAACATCACTCAAGCAACGGCCAATGACCTGTTGCGTTACGC